TCTGAATATGTACTTGCCATCCTATGCTACCTCTTGCCATGTTTGTGTATCGTTAGTTGCAACCTCTGTCCAACTATCTGTATCTGTGGTATCTACTACCACCCAACTCTCACTCGGTACATCGTCTATGATATCGCTCCATATTTGCACCATACCTATAGCGTGACTTAGTGCCAGACCGTCTTGGTAGATTCTATTAACTGTATGGATATGTGGATCATCGACCACCGAACCAATTGTTAACCCTTCCTCTACAACAGTTGCTCCAGCTGTTACTACTTCGTCACCTAGTATACTAGCAGTTGCTAGACCTGTAGTTGTGTAATAACTACTACCTGAGACAACCACTACACCGTCGTTTGTAACTACAACAGCACCCATCGGTAATACAACAGCTTGGGCGTGTACTACTTCGTCACCCTGCCCTGTATAGCTGTGGATTCCTGTGGGAATTACTGTACAGTTAGCGGCAACACTAACTGAGTTAACAGTTGATATACTACCTACATTTGTGAGTGATATCACAGCGGATGCTAGGATATCAGGTACCCCCGATACACCGAGTGTGTCACTACCTACTGTAATAACCGTAGCTCCAGCACTTACAACCCCATCACCTACTTGCGACGATACCTCAAAACCAGTTGACCCTTGTCCCCAAGAGCCAGTATTCCAACCGCCTCTACCCCATCCATCTAAAGGGATGAGTACATCAGTCATTAGGTAAGCCTGACAATCGCGTTACTGGCGTCTGCCGCTGGCATCTGGATTGTAAAGTCACCATTAGTTGAGACTTTATCAGAACCAAAATCAAGTACTGCTACAGCTCGATTGCCGTTGGTTGCATTGTAAATCAACGCTCCGCGTGCTGTTAATGTAGCACTGCTCCAAGTTAAATCCCCGAAGTCAATAAACGCAGTAGTTCCAGAGGAAGTAGGAGTAATCTCAGTCAACTCCGCCCCGCCTGCTGTATAACCTGTGCCACTCACTTCATTTGTTGTGCTGTACGGTGGTAGTTGCATCTAAAGTTGCGCTCGATGTATACAAAGCAACTTTAAAACTATCACCTGTACTCGCTGTGAAATTGTGCAACCCTTGTAACAACTCCACCTTAGCGGATGTACATAGTGCTTGTGTTATTGCCATCTTACTTATCTCCTATTTTAATTGATCTATCTCGGTATTCGTCAGTACGGTTTCGCATATCTTCCTGTACCAACAATGCCTGTAGTGCCTGTCCATATCGAGCTTCGTAACCCTGTACATCTGCGGCTTCTGATTTCATAAACATCGAAGCTTCTAACAAGCAGCCATATAACAGTGCTTGAGGTGCATTATCACCAATCCAAGTTGTAGTTGTGGATGCGGACAACCCTGCTGGTATATAAGTGTAACTCAATTCGATAGTCGTGTCACTACCTGGAGCTGGTACAACTGATGCTGTGTCATGATCCTGATGAGCATAATAACGAGGAGTCCCAGTTGTGGTTCTATCCCCGATATACTCATTTATAAATGAAGTGTCTTTTTGTTGTAAGTATGTTCTAACATTGCTCACTATGATCTGCATTGATCTGATTATAGCTACATCGGTTGGGAGGCTAAGATACGTGTCCCCAGCGGTTAACGTAGAAGTTGCATACTTGCGAGCGACATTAAGATCCGCTTCTCTAAGGATTCGTAGTTCCGCAAACTCAATAAAATTGCCGATTTGAGAGACGAATGTCGCTTCCTCATTCTCTGTGTAATCTTTTATCGCCTGTACTAATGTTGAATAATTCATAACGGATTATCGGTTTCCCACTTGGTTATCTACTTGAGTATATATCGCTGTATTTTGATCGTTGTTATCCGGTCTAGGTTCATTTAATGCCTCTGCATCAGGGGCGTGAGTACTAGGTCTATCCTGAGGGTGTTGCGTATCGAAACACTCCCCGCAAGTTAGCAAACCATCCCACTGCTTCTTTAAATCAGTATAGGCAACTTCGTCACCGCACTGGTCACACATCGCACGGGAATGTTTACCAGATGCAAACGCCATTTAGTAACCTTTGGCGGCGACCCACTTAGTGCCGTCCCACTTATGTGGCCTACCATCTATCATTTTAGTTTCTTGATTATAAGTCGGCTGGTAGCGTAACGACTGCGGTAACCCGCCGATACCTTGCTGAGGCTGCGCCCAACGCTGCCCGAACTGCCAGTCTGGGTTGTTTTGGACGACCTGCCGCATAGCATTAAAGTTAGGAGTACCAAGTTTCTTAAATGTATCTTGTGACATACTAAACCCAGGTTGATCAGGCGTACCACCGACCCTTTGAAAGTGACGATTACCTTCCGTTACAAAAGGAGCGTTATCATTACGGTAATGCACCTGCTCCCCGCTAGCCGGATCACGCATATAGATGTTGGTCGTGACTGGGTTTTTCATCTTAAACATGCCGTTCAACACAGCATCAAACGCCCCGTTCTGTAAGAAGCTCCCCATTACTTCTTCCTCCCACCGGGTAAAATATAAAGACTCGCGTTACTAGCATCTTCTTGTTTGAATCGTAGTAACTCTTCGTCATAAATGAACTTCAAATCAGATGCTCGCTCTGGTGCTACCTTAATAGCTAACGCGTAAGCAAGTCCTGAAATTACAACAGGTACTGCATTAATCGGTATGTCTAACTCATTATCATACCCGCCTACATCCTCGATGCGCTCACGGGCATAGAACCTGACTGTGTCAGTCGCATTCTCAGCAGCAGGGTAGATGTGTATAACTGAAGGGATTGCTTTCTCAAAATAAACTTGCGATGGTCTACCTTCAGTGGTCTTAGTTCGTAGACTCTGATAAGTCCCTCTGTCAATTAAACTCATAGGGGTATCATCACCGGTGCGTCTGAGTACTACATCGCTGATGTCAATGATGTTAGCCCCTAGCGTATAGGACGCTGTGCCCTGCACTAATGTCTGGGTGGTTAGCACCTCTTTCCAAAGTGGCTTATGGCTATTTTGAATTTCTTGCAGAAGCAGATTCAGACTACGCTTCGCTGTTTTAGCGTCATATCCAGATCGTAACTCTTTACCGCACCGCTCATATGCTTCCTCTATAACATCAGAAGCATCGAGATTAAAATTACTTGTGCCGCTAGTAGCCATCTTAGTTGTAAACCACCGTGCAGGATGTGATAGTAGTTAACTCTACATATATGTCAGTCGAACAGCGAAACGGAGTATGACTAAAATCACACTGCTTGGAGCCGCCGTTAGTAGTTGCTAAATCCAACAATACTGTACCGCTTGCGCCTCCATCTCTTATTTTAATACTGCCGGCGGCTAAACCACCTACATATAGAATACTAACCACGCGACCTGGGCCCGCAGTCACCACGCCGCTGCTTGTTAGTGTTGTAGCATGTGCATCGTTGTGCATAATATATTCCTGTTGTTAATTAAGTAAGTAAGTAAAGTATCCTACTATTAAACACAACTGTCAAGTATTAGTTGGGCCGCACCTACTCTTTATTGTAAGCAACAAAAAACCCCGCCGAAGCGGGGTTTCTAAGTCCTTAATAACTAAGAACTATGCACCTGCTGATCCAAATATTGAACGAGGATCAGAGTATCCAAAGCTGTAGCGTTCGCGAGCTTTGAAGCGTACATTACCAGACTCGAAGTCACCTTCCATGCCTGTTTTCATTGCAGCACGCTGGAAATGCTTCAGCCCGTTTGGAGCGTCAGTTTTTATGAACCAAGCGTCGCTATCAACAAGATAATGATTAACATCATATCCGCCTGACAGCATACCTTTCGATTTCAGAGCATTGATGTCATTAACATTCGTAGCACTATTTGAAATAGTAGTACTCAGGTCAGATTTCAATACACGCTCTGCAACGAAAGCAAGACTTGCAGGGATCACCAAAGAGAGTCCACGGACTGCTGCTTTGAGACCACGCTCATCTGTCATCTCAGAGATCTGAATAAGAGCCGACTCAAGAGAAGTCTCATTCATATCTGCTGGAGTAGTTAGCTCATTGGACATAACTCCACCACTAAGTAGTGGGTGATCTGTCGCAATCAGTTCTTTGCCATCTCCGCCTGCAAATGCTGAGTTAAATGCGTTGTTCAGAACAGACGCACCCTTAACATTCTTAGTGTGAGCCATACTACGAGCAAGTGCCTTAGTATAACGCGAAGAAAGTTTATCATAAAGATTATCTTCAATTGCCTCTTCCGTCAATGCGAAAGCAAGCGCGATAGTCTCATGCTGATAGCGAGCTGTCCAAGCTTCTTGTGCAGAGTCATAAGTAACCCCTGCGCCTTCTGCTTTAGTTGGAGCTGCTCCGAATCCACCTAACATAACCTCTTCCTCAAAAGCTCGGTCAGAACTTTCAGAATCGAAGATCATTTTGGTTTCATCACCATATTGCTGATACTCAAGACCGAACAATGCGTTCAGCCCTGGCTCTAGCTCTTTTACAAGTTGTGCGCGATTAATAGCCATAATTTAGGTCTCCTTATACGCCAGTTGCGACAGGTGCTTCACTTAACTTATGCTCTACAATCTGAACATACGCTTCTGCGTTGTCAGACTCTGAGTCATTGTCAGGTGAATCAACAAAATCAAGAATACGAAGTGTAGCAGTAGTGGTCCCTGTGGCGGAGCTAATCTCCTGACCAGAGCGGCCGTTTAATGTACTACCTGCGTGAGTAGTTTCCATGTCAGCAAGCTGTCCGATATCTGCGATACCTGAAGCTCCTTCAAATTGGGCACGATACGCAATGTTAGGATCACTATATACATTAGCTGTAGCATATGAACCGTTCACTGAAGTACTCGCTGCCCAGTGTGAACTGAACACTACTTCCCCGCTGTCTTTAGTATAAGAACAACCTGCGAATACACCGATTGGTTGATCTCCCTCACCTGCTACCGCGATAGTACCATCTGCTGCCTGAGATACAAGATCACCAGCGAAAATGCTTGTAGCATAGTCATCTGCGATACGCATCTCATTCATGCGAATAGTGCCACCAGTTAAATGGTAAGCAGGAGTAAACCCGTTTGGATTATTTGAATTAGCCATTGCTAAATCTCCTATTAAAAATTAAACGAAATATAATCTAATCTGCTATCGGCTACCAAACGAAGTCGTAGACTTCCTATTCGGCGCGCCCATTGGCATACTAGAATCACTTTCCCGCATGAGATTGTTGTCAACTGCGTCCATCTGTCCGTCAGTTTGTGCGCGGTAATATTCATTACGTTGCCCAACAGTCTCATCCGGGATTTTGGCAAGGATTAAACCCCCTACCCCTATAACACCTGCATGCTGTCCGTCTTGAACAGTTGGTGATGCAAACTCTGGGTGATCTTCAGCACGAACAGGCTCATAACCCTCACGCATCCGCTTACTCATATTTGTACTATCCAACTGGCCTGCGGCAGATTCACGTATCCACCTATAATGAAAACCAGGAGGTGGCTCTGGCGCATCTAACATCGAAGGCGGTGCCCAAGGTTTGTTAGAACGAGTTTCGCTATTGCGAGTTGTTGCCGCTCTTGCGGTCTTTGCTTTATTTACTGTTGCTGTCATAGTATTTACTCCTATACATATTTCGCATACTCTTTAAGAGGCACACCCAATCGATTCGCTATTGCTACCTGACTTTGTGTGAGTTTTACTTTGCGTCCACTTTTAACACCCGCCGATCTACCGGCTCCTGCTACAGTCTGGACTGGACCGTTACTTACTACTTTACTACTATTTTCTGAATTGTCAACAAATTTATGAGGGAAATTACTCTTCATATATGTATTAATCTTTCCGTAGTAGTCATCACTCTGTGGATCAAGATACTCTTCCTCCACTAATTTACGATGATAACCCAATGCTGCATGGGTCATCGCTTCATCTTCACCGAACCACTCATTAGCACTTGCCCAATCTGTAGCGCGACCATCTGGCGCAGCAGGTTGAGGGCGTTGTTGCTGTTGCTGCTGTTGTTGCTGCTGCGCGTAGTACTGTTGAGTCTGCGCATTAAAAGCAGGAACTTGTTTAGCTTCAGTACGAGGTGCTCGACGTTTAATCGAATCCTGCTCTACCGCCAACGCCGATAATTCTCTATTAGCTTCAACAATTAAATCAGCATCACCTGACTCAAAGGCATCTTTATATCGCTGCTTCGCAGTATCTAACTCCGCATTGATTCGATTACCGTACTCCGTCTGGAGCTGAGTATCACGCTGAACATTAACTTGGCTCTGTTGCTGTTGATATGTCTGTAACTCTTGCTTAACCTGTTGCGCATACTGCACAGCAGCGTCTTCACGACGCTTGGCTTCCTCACGCTGATAAGTGAGTTTATTAATACGCTTCTGAACCCCGTCTCCATACTCTTGAAGTTTTGGATCACTTTCTAAGTATTCCTTAACTTGGGCTTCTGCACTTACTTCTTCATCTGCTTCTACGGTAGGGGCTAGGGATAACTGATCTACCGCGTTAGCGTCTAGGTCAGCGGCTCTCGGATCCACCTCATCTTCTGGGACTTCTAATTCGAGTTCAATTAACTCATCTTCAACTACATTTTCATTAGGCATGGTATTCTCCACGTTTATGCCGAAAGTATATCTTCGGGATTATCAATAACTGCTAAAATCTCATCNTCATTTAACAGGCGCATNTCACCACCGTCTATCTTAAAGCGAGCNCCNGCATAACGACCAAAAATAACCCANTCNCCTTTTTGACACCACGCTCCCTCTGGGAACTTGCCGGTATCTTTATAAGCGTCTGCGCCGAGCTCGACTACATAACCAACTACGGCCGCAAGTTTCTCACGATCTCGCGTTTCGTCAGCTAATATAATTCCGCCTTTAGTAGTTTGAGAGGGTGNNAANGGTANAATCAACACTCTATANCCNGTGGGNATAGGTAGTTTNGATGTCTCACCTGCTTCAATTTTCTCAGGGGTAAGTAAGACCTCCTCATCNGGAAGAGGTTTATTTATATCATGTAGCGGTTTAAAGTCTGCCACGGTAGACTTACCTTCAGAACCGAAGGCTATTGCTGGTTTAGTCATCATCGACTGTCTCCATTTTCTTAAGCAGGTCTAAAACGAGTTGTTCAGCTGAAGTAAGACCTGTAACCTCTCCAACTACTCTCTGATATGACTCCCAATCTTTCACACTACCATAGGTGAGTGCTTGAGATCGGGTGTCAATCTGTGCTCGGAGCGCCTTTAATAAGCGCTCCGATAAACTTATTGCGTCCAACTATACATAACCCTTGCTGCGGGGTTTAACTAACCCACCTTTTGCATAGCCTCTTTTCGTTTTCGATTTACCTAGTGTAGCACGAGCCTTCCGCTTAGCAGCAACGGCAGCTTGGCGCTCAGCAGGGGTGAGACGCTTGCGAGTCTTCTTACGAGTATTACGCGCTTTAGCCATTGCTTCAAGTTTAGCATTCGCAGCTTTGGTTACGCTATCCATACCGGTGGTACTTACAACATTACCGCTGCCAGAGCGTACCACTTCACCTCTTGTATCACGCAACGCTCCTTTTTTACGAGTATCCGCTTTATAAGTACCCGCCTTGCGAGGTGTTGTAGCTGCACGAGGTCTTGTAACGGTAGGTGACACCGCTTTAGGTTTCTCTCTTGGTAACGAAGCTAGGATAGCACCAGGCGCTGCACGCCCCGCTAGTTCCCTACCCCTTGCTTTGTTAGCTGCGGTGGTACGTGATTTACGTTTACCCAATGCTTCATTAGACCGCTTACGCTGCGCAGCAACACGGGCTTTTTGAGCGGGTGTTAGAACACGCTTAGTTCTAGTAGCGTGCTTAATTGGTTTTTTAGTATTGGATGCCTGCCTAATTGGAGACTTCTTACCGGCGACCTTAGGTTTAGCAGTCGTTGTGGTCTTAGGTTTAGCCGTAGTTGTAACCTTAGGTTTAACAGGCCCACGAGGTTTAAGCTTATTCAACTGACCTAGTGTAGTTGTCTTCTTGTCCAAACCTCTGAATGTTTCACTAGGTCCTTTCTTAGGTTTTGGAAGCTTACCCGCTGTTGACTTAGGTGGAGTAGTTGATTTCAAGAAACCAGGCTTCGCAGTTGGTGTTAATTTACGAGCCTTACGAGGGGTTTTACCCTTAGTAAGCTTAGTAGCATTGCGCGCTTTCGTCATTCTCTTTAGTTTATCAGACCGCTCTACAGCCTCAGCTTTCTTGAGTTTGTTCGCTGCCCTGGTTTCCGCTCCTTTCTTAGCGGAGGCCGCTTTCTTAGCTTTCTCGGCTTTTAATTTAGCTGAGCGCGCTTTACCGGCTTCAAGCTTCTGTTTAGCAGTAAGCTTTGGAGTTTTACTAGCACCCTTCAAGTATTTAATCAAACTTCCTATTCCCTTACCCATTATATTACCCCTTATCGTTTATGTGTCGTACCCTGTGTAGCACAGCCGCATCCTGCG